ATAGGAATTTCTCACGATGAGGATACATCCATAAGGGTAGAAAAATAACTAAAGTTCCTTTTTTGGGAGTTATACTAAATGTATTAAATCTAGTTTCTCCTCCAGTTTCTACATCATTCAAATACCAGAAGAAAGACAAAAATCTTCTAGATGATGCATGATCCATTACATCTACATGAGTATCAAATCGATCATTCCCATCATTATTATACTTTTTAATTCTATACTGTTCAAACTGATGTTCTGAAGGAAAACATCTTGAATCAATCATTTCATAATAACGTTCTTTAAACTCTAACGTCCTGCGAATTAAATGATTATGAACTTGATCAACTTCTTCTGCAATTTTACAATGTTCAGTTAAATTAAATTGGGTAAAATTAGGCTTTCCATCATTTTCATGTTTTTCATGTAAGTCTGGAACTTGATCAAATAAAGAAATCAAAAAATCGCAAATATTATCCTCTAAAGCATTATCATGAACTTCAATCAAATCATCAAGATTTACCATAAGAGAACTCCTTGTTAGCAATCTCATCAAGTGCTTGCATTACTTCTGGAGTAAAATATTCTTCTGGATTTGCTAAAATTTGCTTGGCATATATTTTCTTTCCCTGAATTTCATAACGTCCAGCAACATTTTTCCAGAGTCCTCCGATTTCTCCAAGCTCAAGAAGACCATAATAACGATCAAGACCCCGCTCATCATAATACAAACGGACTTCAACATCTTTATTTTCCTTACTTAGACGCGACTTAGCAGTCTTAGCTTTGATAATATTGCCAACCACTTCTGTTCCATCTTTTCTTTCTTTTTGCTGAGATAAATGATCGTAGATGCTGCGTATTTGAGTCCAGAACCTCCTCCCATTTCTTTAGTTGGTACGTAAGCTCCGATGACATCGTATGTATGATTTGTGACAATGAGCGGGACATTTGCTTGACCTAGTTTAAGGGTTAACATTCTGAATGCACCTTTGACAAGTTGCGATTTAGTCATATCACGAACTTGCTTATCGTTCAGTGCATCAGTGATTTCTTTCTCAGTAGAAAGCATACCAAGAGAGTCTAACACAAACATACAAGGTTTGCGTTCTTCTAATGGTTTTTTAAGGTATATATCTACTGCTTTAAGTGCTTTACCACGAAACTCTTCAATTGTAACAACATTAACAACAACAAGACGAGAAGTATCAATTCCACGGGATTCTACAAGGGATTTGGTAATAGCGGCTTCAGTATCAAAGTAGAGACAATAACCATCGGGGTGAGTATCAAGAAAATTCTTAACCACAGCGAGAGAGAAGAAAGTCTTTCCAGTAGAAGACTCTCCAGCAATAGCAGTAATCTTATTCCCAGAAACACCACCAAATATGCTACCTGAAACCAGTGCATTAAAAATGTACGAACCAGTGTCAACATAAGTCTCAGTCTCATCAATATCAGATGCTAACTTAGTAAAGTCATCACCGATTTCTTTTACAATATCTTTTAAAAAATCCATCACGCTACCATCCCGTATTGTTCACGAAGTATTTTTTTATAAGGCAAACCTTGCTCTTTAAGTTCCTTTACTAGTTTAAGTTTGTGATATAGGGCAGCATCACCACCAAAACCAAGTGCTTTTACAATAGTATTCAGTTCTTCGTCGTTAATAGGCAGATCCATTAGGCAAAAAATAGTTCAAGGTTTACAGTTTTTTCTACACTCCATCCAATAGAATCAAGAATAATCTTCAGGGGTTCTAGAAATGCTTTCTCAAATTGTAAGTCATAATCAATGTATTTGTCAATCCCAAGTTCTTTGGGAAAGTCTTGGATAAAAGAAATTACATTCTCATGAATACTATTGGGTTTTTTTAAATATAAAAATTTAATTTTTTCACCATTCTGAATAAGTGAATATTTATTTGACAATTTATTAAGTTTTATATAATGATTGAATAAGAGTGCTCCACGAACATGAATAGGAGTCCCTTTCATATAAATGTCAGAAGATGATGAATATTTTTGAACATCAGACGCTGTTCTTGGAAAAGCAATAGATTCTGGTGAAAGAGATTTGAAATCTGCACGACACTTATCAATAAAATTAATTACATCTTCTTCTGTGCCGCTCATCATCAGTTTCAAACCATCCTTAATCATTTGGCGGCAAGGTGCTGGTGTAGAAGATTTAACTGCCTCAATACCCATCATCTTCAGTTTGGGTTCTTCATAACGAACACCTTCACTGTCCCAGACATTGAGGATATATCGTTTCTTGGCAGTCCAGATTCCACGCTCGGCAATATTCTCACGCTTCATCTGCATCTTCTGGTCATATGCATTTACATACTCAGCCAGTTCTTTGTAAGAACCTTCAATATACTTTTCAAATTCCACTTGACAGACCTTATCAAGGAACGAAACAATGCCTTCAGTAGTTTTCTCTCTTCCCTTGTATACACTTTCAACCAAAGGACCCATATTAAGGTAAATAGAATCAGTGTCTGAAGCAATAACATAATCAACCTCATCAGTTTTAAGGATTTTATTAAGATAGGCATTCATCTTGTTCTCAATCCAACGGATGGATACCTGACCCGACAAGGTGATTGCCTCTGCGTTTGCTAGTTTGTAATAGCGGAAATACTGATTGCCGATAGCACCATAAGCAGAGTTAAGAGAAATCTTTTTTGCCATTTGGATGTTGTTGCATCGTGCAATCTCCTTTTCCAACTCCTTTGACTTTTTCTTTTCATACTGTTTCTTTGCCTCAATCATTTTCTTTTTGAAGATGACACGATCCTGATACATCTTTTCCATTAGTTCTGGCAGGAATCCACGCACATCTTTACGAAACATTGCCCCGTTAGCACATACGGCATAATCTTTGTGCATCTCAAAGTTTATCTCTTGATTTAAGATACGATCTACTGATGCAGTTGGATGTCTCTCGTCCAGAAGAGTTTCTGGTGAGATGTTGTATTGCATAATCAGGTGAGGGTATAGTGAGTTGAGGTCAAAACTTACGACCCAATCATACTTTCCAGGAATAGGTTCTTTAACATACGCACCAGCATACTTTTCATTTTTCTGAGATTTGTTCTTTGGAGGAATAACGATATTGCGTTTTTTAAGATAATTGTAGATAATGTTGTCCCACATTCTTACCTGATAAAACACATCGGCATAGTTAACCTTTGCGTCATATGCCATCGTAAGAGCAAGTTCAATCAGTTTCATCTTGTCTTCCAAACGGTCAACAAGTTCCACATCAATGATGTTATATTCAATAAACTTTTGCCAACCCTTTGTATAGAAATCTTTAAAAGTATCAAACTCAGAGTGGTCAAGTTTTTTCTGACCAAGTTCAACACTGGCAATATAGTCCAGACGATAAGACTCCTGTGCCTTATAAGTAAATTTCTTATAAAGATCCAAGTAATCAAGTTGCGTTAAACCGCCAATATCAAATGTAGTATGTTTTCTACCATTAATAAAAACTTCTCCTTCAGTAACCAAACCCCAGTTTGACATTCTCTTCATAAGTTTTTCACCAAGAACACGATCAAGGCGCTTACAAATATAGGGAATATCATACAACTGAATGTTCCATCCAGTAATTACATCTGGAACATCAACCATCCAATAATTAATAAAGCGACTAAGAAGTTCATGTTCAGATGGACAGTGATGATAAGTTACATCACTGCGAGTATTATTAAAAGGTTTAACTCCCCAAGTAATAATCTTTTTCGTCGTATAGTCTTGAATTGAGATAGAAAGAATTTCCTCTGAGCAAGATTCTACATCAGGAAATCCTTGTTCCGAAGCAACCTCAATATCTAGAGTTACAAGTTTGATTTTACTAATGTCAAATTTGATTTCATCTTCTGGATACTTTTCCGAAATATATTGGCAAATATAACGGTCATTTCCATAGATTTCAAATCCATCAACCTCATCATATTTTTTGTAAAACTCACGACAATCCCTTACAGTTCCAGGATTGATTGGTTCTACTGTCTCACCATTTAATGTTCTGTATTTTGATTCTTTATTTGTTTTTACAAATAGAGTTGGAAAGAACTCATCTCTATTCTCAAATCTTTTTCCATTTTCAACACCGCGAACCAAAAATTGATTACCAATCAATTGAACATTAGTATAAAACTTCATTTAATCAGACTTTCGTATTTTTCAAGTAAAGTAGGTCGAGGGTCAGTAAGAGTCAGTATTTTATCGGATGATATCATAAAGACATTTTGATTACTAAAATTAACTAACCAAGGGTTCAAAGTTTCATCCGTTAACAATTCAAATGGTTCAGTTAACTTACAGTCGGGTTCACCAATTTCAGATGAAACTTCATCAATCTGCGATATCAGAACTTGATTGTTCGTCAGAACTATTAACTTGATCGTCTTTTTGTCCATTTTCTAGAACATCCTCTTTGTACATTTCATAAATTTTTTCTACGGGAGTGACCATAGTAACAACCCAATCTGTAGGGAGTGGGATAGATTTTTCTCTGGCAAGAGGCATCCATGGATACATCGTTACAGAAAACTCTGATTTCTTTTCGGGTTTTTTTGGATCAACTTCCTCATCAGAAATAGGTGCGGTATTTCTAATTTTTACTACACAGGGTTTATGCAGAAAATACCCAACTACTTTTTTATCTGAAGATACCATCTCTTGAACATCGGCAATGACATCCTCTCCAGATTTTAATACTAAAACCTTAATAGTCATAATTGAATCATACCTCCATACATTATAGAACAAAAAAATGGGAGAGTCAACCTGGATTTTGCCAGGGACTCTCCGCGCCGACGATATTCAGTTGTATTTATCATTCACGCTTTCTTTTAAACTTACAAACCTTTTTTCCAGGAAGCATAGCATAAGATGTTGTTCCTGCCCAACCACACTTTGCTTTTGGTGGTTTAGCA